CATGTATTGCTGCTTGGTTGATTCCGTAATCCTGGTTTGTTATTGTACTTCTATTGTCAGTATTAAAAGCTGTTACCTCGGTTCCGTTTACATATAGTTTTGCTTTGTCAGAGTTAGTCCCTGCCGTGGAGTCGAAAGCAAAAAGAATATGCGCCCATGCTCCAGGATCACGATAAACCGGAGTTGAGTTTAGGATGTTAATAGATGATCCTAATGTAAATACACCATTGTTTTCATAATAAATAGCCAAGAATCCTGTGGCGCTGTTAGTTGCCCCACCGCTGAATAAAACTTGATCAGTACCAGTAGACAAAGAAGCACGTTTTACCCACCCGCTCCACGTCCACGTCTTCCTGTTCCCCGCTACTGCCGGGACCCTAGACAAGAAACCACTGTCACTACTGTTGAATCTGAGACTACGCTCTATCTGCAAACCACCAGCGGCGGCTGCACTTTTTAAGAGCAGTGGATTAGCACTTCCAGGAATCATTAGCTCAAGTTGCTGATAAGGGTGGCAGTAATTTTAGTACTTGACTGTGATGCGTACACCAGGCAGTCAACTGCTCCTGCTGCGGTGCTAAGTGTTGGCGCAGTGCCACCAGTAAAGTCCCACTGCGAGCCGTACGCTAATGTGCGGCTACCGGTGCCATCCTGCGTAATCCAGATGCAACCAGATTGCCCAGCAGTTTGGTTCGATGGGTTAGCTAATGTGCGGTTGCCGCCGAGTGTAACTGAGAAGTTATTGGCTGCCGCAAAATCTGCGGTGATCGTTGCCCCATCGGTCAGGGCTGTAATCGCCCCCCGCTGAGCAACGGTGAACGACTGCACTACACCGAGGCCAGCCAGGGTGGTGGTGGCATCCGGCAGCGTAACGGTACGGTCGGCGGTTGGCTCGCAAGCAAACGTCAACTCAAACGCATCGGCGGTGGTGCCCTCCAGCGTTAGGGAACCGCCTATGTAAACGCTGCCATCAAATGTTGCGGCACCTGTTACGTCCAGGGTACCTGGTACGTCTACGTTGTCGGTCCATTCCACGCCAGTACCGGCGGCGTCGGTCTGCAGCAGTTGGCGGGCGGTGCCATCGGCTAGTTTGCTGACTGCAATCTCGGCGCTGGCGCTGATGTCGCCATCGACGATCACATTGGATGCAATCGCCGCCACGCCTGCGTTGGTGATCGTTACATCACCGCTCATCGCAACGCTAGTGGCGACGTTGCTGCCATTACCAACCAGAATGTTGCCGCTGGTTAGTGTGGCGAGCTTGCTGTAGGCAATCCCAGCGCTGGCGTTTATATCTGCATTAACAATGCTTGCATTACCGCTGACAATTACGTTGCCCGCTTGATCAGGGAATACGATGGCGCGGTCAGCCGTTGGGTCCGTTGCCGACAGATAAGTTTCAAATGCGTTAGCGGTGCTGCCTTCAAAAGCAAACGTGCCAGCAGTGCCAATTAGCAACTCGCCGGTCATGGTACCACCCGCAAGCGGTAGTTTTTCTGTATCTAATTCTTCAATTGCAGCTTGTACGTTACTAGAAGCAAGGCTGCCAAAAGGCGTAAATGATACTTGGTTTGCGGTTACAGTTGTAAAAGTTTGTGAGATATCAATTTCTGTCCATGATGTGCCATTAGATAAGATAATATCTGGGGGGTTCAATGCTGCGTGAGGCGCATTGCCGGTAGTAACTGTACCGCCTGTACTTACTACCACATAATATCTAGAATTACCAACAGATGCCGCTGGTAAAGCCGCGCCGATAGTAAGGCCAATGGCAGTCCCCTCTGCAGTTACGGATGTAATAAGGCCCGTGCCACTACCTGTAGAAGCATTAAATGTACCAGCAAATACAATCTCACCAACGCTAATACCAATTGGTTGGTATACATTGCCGTCGTACAAAAAAAGATCTTTACTGAGCGGGTTGAAAAAGAACTGCCCAATACAGTCAGCGGTTGGCGTAGTATCTCCAATTTTGCTGATAGCGTAATTAGCCAACTTAGCGCCTGTAATTGTATTAGCTGCAATACGCGCAATATCCAAACTGCCGCTTGTGATTTGTGATGCTGCAAGGTTTGGTATATCACCTGCTGATAGTACCGTGCCAGCAGTTGCAATGCCTTTGCTATTTATTGTTACTTTTGTATATTGACCAGCGGCAATACCAGCCTGAGCTGCAAGCGAGATCGTGCCAGTAGATACGGCAAAATCACTACCTGCGATAACACCACCTAATGCTGCATTGGTCGCGGCAGTTACAGCTAAAATGCCGTTACCGTCTACGGATAAACCTGTCCCAGGTCGTACTGCGCCTCTAACACTACTGGTAGCAATAGGTAAATCAGCGCCAGCTAAAGCAACCGTGCCAGTAATATGCCCTTGGGCGTCATAAGTAAAGCCGCTTGTTGTGCCAGCCGTGATGCTACTGGTGTGATTTAGTACGCCGCCGCCTGTAACGCTAAGCCCGGTGCCGGGTGACATTACGCCAACGGTGCCCGATACTGCAATTGGCAAATCCGCTGCTGCTACTGCTGCACCAACAGTTACGTGGCCTCTGGTATCAACCGTGACTTTTGTGTAGGTGCCAGCCGTGACGCCACTGGTTGCGTGTTCAAGGCTGCCGGTGCCTGCATTCCTGGCAATCGGGCTGGTAGGTGCTACCAGTTGCAGATTGCTAGAGCTAACCGTTACACCGCCAGTAGCTGGGATGGTGCTGGTATCCAATTTGGCAGCAGTTACCGTGCCATTCGTAAGGTTGCTGCCATTGATGCCGCTTAAGTTGACTTTGGCTACTGGTATTGACGCGTCGTCTACTAATGCAGCGCCTTGCTGTACTAAATTCTTAACTGTAATTTTCTTGGTGTCACTACCTGCAATGGAAAATACTGGCAACACATCTGCTGCTGCTGGCGTTGTCTCAGCAGTTAGCTGATCTATCCGCTGGTTAGCCATTTAAAGCTCCTCTCCGAGTTCTAGAATGTCACCATCAGCGGTGCTTAGAACCAGTCTATCACCCGCAGAGTTAAGCAACAGGTCAGCCCAAGTGACAGTTTGCACTCGTAGCTTGATTTCGCCAGTAGTAACAAACGTAAATCGGCTTTCAATTATATCACCAGCAGTGCATTGGATAGCTGCATTAGTCATCACACCTTGAATTTCGTACCACACTGAATCGTTGCTGGCATTGACGCCTTGACCCTGGCCTTCAGTTAAGATATAAAGATTAGCTTTAAAGTCACTGCCAAATTGTTGACGCAGTAATAGATTATGCAGATACACTGCAATTTCAGTCTGTCCTGCGGTTGCATAATCAAAAATACAGTCGATACTGCCTGATCCAGTGATCAAGGTGCTGTATTGATTCCTAAATTCATCGCCTAAACTAGAAGTATCAACAGCCTCACGGTCAGTTGATAACTCAAACCGTATAATATTTGCTAATATCCTTGGCACTGAATTAAGGATTTTGCAGCTAACAGCAACGGCAGCGCCGGGTGTTGCCAATGCAACTCTGTTGTTTGATGTGCCAGCAATAGCATCAGAGTACGTATTGTATAACCGCAACCCGCCAAGCTGGTCTACATTAACAAACCAGTTACCTTTAGGGTACGCCCATCCTGATACAAATGATAATGTAGATGCACTACTAAATTCTACAAAATCACCTGTTACAAATGCACCAAAGCTAAAATCAAAGCTAAACATTCCCTTGCTAACATTAACGTTTGCAGGTGCTATTGTTCCTGCAATTACATCACCACTATCCCTGATAAGTTCTACATTACCTGCATTACCTAGGTAAACGGTCATAGCGTTACGCCTGTTGGTGCGCCAGTAAATTGGAACTGGATGCTGGCCTGCATTACTTCACCGACAGCACAACTTAATTCTGCACTGGTAATGATGCAACTACCTTGAATAAGCTTGGTGCCCCAGCCAAGCTTGATAGCTAGTATGTCAGACTCACTAACTACAGCAGTTTTTACCACACGCTCTAGCAATGAAACCGGTGCATTGTCATAATAAAACACAGTGGCACTACCGCTTATGGTTCTAAGCCCCGGAACATAGCTGCGGTCACTTTCGGTTAATACTGTGGTTTCAAGCGTATCAACCGTGGAACTTATGCTCCAGTTGCTGACCTTAGCCACCTGAGTGCCGTTATAAGTCAATGTGCCGTCTTTGCCGCTGTAATAAGTCATGCGTCAAGCACCCCTGTTAACTTAATTGTAACCGACATACGACCAGGCTTTACACTGTTGAACTGTGGCGGCTCAGCGTAGCGATACTGCAACCCAAACGGGGCTGCTGAGAATCTATTGGTGCTGCTGAGTGGTGTAATGCCTGCATCAAAACCGGGGTTACCACTTTTGCTGGTGCTGCCCAGGCCAAACAGACCTAACGTGCCACGGCAATTAGCGTAATGGTCATGGATTAAAGCTGCATCGGCATCGCTGATATTATCAAACGATAGTGATAGCTCTGTATTACTGCGCCTGTTGCCATACTGCACACGGCTTTCCATGCCGTTCTGTGCTGTAAACGTAGTACCTGGAAAATCGCCTGCATTTAGCGACCTTGAGGTAGGTGCAATACTAGGAAAAACCGGACCGACAAAACTCATTGCTCGTTTTGCACCTCAAATAAGCTTTCAGCTAAGTTTAGGTAGGTGATCTTGCCGCTTGGCTCTTGCGGTACGTGGCTGCCAGTTATTTCTACCATCCCTTCCTCATCATAACTAATGAGTTCAGCCTTGTATACCCGTGCGCTTTGGGCGTCTGCATACACCGTAAAGACCGCGCCAGCAAATTTATTATCCGTCACATACCCATTGGCATCAATTGTCATGGTGCCTTGCTCAACTTCCAACTTCCCAGATCGCCACCAGTAAACTGTATTTGAGCCGGTTAATTCGCTGCTAGTCACGACTCGGCCATCATCCAATACGTAACCGTTTTGAAATTGATCCACATGCCTTGCCTGGCTCGCAAGTTTAAAATATGCACCAGGCGCAAGTGCTAAGCCTTCAGGGAATGTTTTAAACGTAACCGTATGCGTTACATAACGACGAGTTTGGATTAGCAATTTAGCAAAATCAACTGCATGGTTTGCGCTGGTGCAAAAACCAGTGAAATCCACTGCTTCCACTGGTGCTGATTCTGAATCTGTTTGCTGTGATTCAGCTAACCGTACAAGGATATTACGTGTTTCAGCAAAGCCATCTTCTACCTCATCGCGTAATGTAATTAATACTTGCGGTGCTAAACGTTGCTCGGCTGGATACCAACTTACCTGCAACGAATCCTCAATGATATTACCATCAGTAAATAACGCTGAAATTGTAGGTAGTCGGTCGTAAGCACCAGATAATGTGTAGCCCTGCAAGCCCTGGGTAGGGCTTACTGGGAATGTTGGTTGCAAGGATAACTTGCCACCTAAAATAAGGAAATCCAAGAAGAAATATGCTGCATTTTCGTAAGCCCATTCGCGGATATTAACTGGCGATGCCAGCACTCCATCCCAGAACCATTGATTAGCAATACAAACCTTGCAAGCTTCTTGAAAGCCGGGCCAGTCAATCATTGATTCTGGTATTAATTTATTTGCGCCAACCAATGGTGATCGCAATAACGCACGTAGTATTTCAGGGAATAAATGCGTGGGACCAATGATGCCAGAGGTTGGTGAATAACCTGTTGTGGTGCCTGCTACTGGATCGATCATTCGCACTGTTTCACGGCCCTGTTTAGCGTAATAAGTAAGATTACTAAAATCGCTCCACTCTTTACCGCTACGTAATTGCAAACCTATCATTGCCATGCGGTCATACTGTGGCGCAAATTCTTCTGGCCCGTATAAACCTTTTCTGTAATTTACCCGTTGTTCATTGATATAAACCACTTGGTGTTCAGGACCATTCTGGTGGCTGCCTTCTTGCTGGTCATAATAGTAAACATCTGTAACAGCATCAAAAGGTTCGGCTACACGTTGCTGGGCGGTGGAGCGAAGCGCTGCAACTCTCATGGGAGGTAGCGGGCTAGCGGTTCCAACCACTTGAATATTATCCCCAATTTTATAATTAGATCCACTGTCTTGTACAATTACATCAGCTACCCAGATGGTCGATCCTTCTACGACAACACTTACTTGTGCCTGCACCGTTCCGTTTATTGGTGTTGCCGAGTTAGAAGGTTTATTTAGTACATAAGTGCCTGCGACTAAATTTGCGCTATAGCCAACAATGGTGACAAAACTTCCAGCGGCATTGGCATTAGTCCACATGTAGCCTACCCCACCTGTATCTATATAACCTGCATTAAAGCCGGTAATATTTAATACTTGGCTGGTTAAAGTCATTTTTATTGTTATTGTGCTTCCAGAGGCAGGATGCGCAAAAATAGCTTCCCCCGTATAGGGTTGACCCGCCCCAGTGGGATATGGTGCTCCTAACACATCTGTATGCAGCCAACGTGTGCCAAAGCCAATTATTACTGTACCTTTTGGTTCTTGAGTCGCAGTCGAGTATGAACCTGCGTTTACTTTTAAACCACTGCCAGATCCTCCGGTGGTAGTATTGTAAAGACCTGGTGCTATATAACCGATAGTTGAATATTCGACAGCTCCTAATGATTCGACAGCTCCTTGCGTGGGTTTGCCGCCGTAATACATAACATTATTTGTTGCGGCTTGTTCTTCTATCTTTTCTCTATATCCTTTGTAATAAACTGTAACCGGTCCCAGAACTGTATCTACTGTGTGGTGTACCGGGCCGCCAGATCTTGCATCTAATACGCAGATTGGGTTACCGGCCACTCTGCCATAAGTAAGATAACCTCCACCTGATATAGGTCGCAATCTAATCTCATACTGAAAATTAGGATTAGGCAAACGAACGCGAATAAAATTGAACTGGTCTATTGGTGTACGACCTTTAACGCAAAAAGGTGAACCTGATGCGGGATCAAGGCTGATCCAGCTATCATCGCCTTTCTTGCGAATTTGAAGTCTAAAAATAGAATATCTTAATCCATAATCAGAATAGGTTCCGACATTATAACTATTACCGCCAGCTTCAAGCGCATCTAATGTGCCATCATCAGGTATTGCGGCAAAGTTTGCTATGCCTGTGAATCTTTTCCATACTTGTGATTTTATGCCAATCTCAACTTGATTTAATTTACGTGTTGTTGTTATATTAGCTAATGCTAGTTTTGAGATTGTAGGGCCATCGGCAGGGTTGCTGTAACTGGTTAAGTTTTGCCCACGAAAATCAGGATGAGGAATTACAATTTGCTCTGAAACTAACCGCACATTGCCTTCTACTAAAACTTTAAAATGGTATTTTTTACGTGTACTTGTATCCCATAGGGCTGTTGCAGGGTCAGAGCCTGTGCATGTCACTTCCGCTCCACCTATCAAATAGGTTTCGCCTATTATAAGAACATCATCACATGATTGCCGGTAATTATCGTCTTTTGCTGCTATATCTTGAACACCAAAAGAACCAAATAAATTTATAGTATTGTCTCCATATATATGAAATTCAATTGTGTCGTTTGGATATACAAAAATGTTTTTTGTTCCTTGCGCTAGCGTTTCATTATTGACTTTCATGATCCCAGTTCTGCAGCCGTAATGCGATTCAGTTTTGCTTCTTTCTGAATCTGCCTTATCCGCACTTGTTTGTTCTTTACCCCATTGCTCAGGATCTTTTACGAAGAGAGAAGAATGCGGATATGCTACACGTACTCGTTTAAATGGCAGCCGCCAATGTTGCCCATTACGCAATGGCTCCGATGTACCAAATTGCGTCATTGTTGTTGGTATTCTTACGCCACTAAACAATGGCTTCGGTTCTTCTGTACTGCCTAGTTGAGCTTGGAATACATCTGGGCCGCTTGCGCTAAGTCCGCCTGCAATTTTATCTGCTGTTGTTATGCGACCTTCGCCGGGTTGTCCACGTTGGAAATAAACAGCAAATTTATTCTCTTGGTAACCGCGCAATAAGCTATCGCCAATAGCAAAGCCTTTAAATTCTGGGGTACTGGCAGCCGCTAATTGGCCTGCACTAGCTAAAAATAAAGCTAGCAGCTCTTGCCCGTCGCCTTGGCTTAATAATTGCGACCATACTAATTTGGTTTCTACTCTTACACCGCCGTAGTATTTGCCATAAAATTCTTGGCGATTGGCAAATACTAACGGCATCACCTCGCCAAGCCTTGCTAATGGTTGTACGGATGTAAAGCCATCTACATTAGTAAACCTATTTTCAGCATTTACGCTGGGCCCTGTTAAGTCAGCGCCACTTTGATTTCGCCCTGGGTCAGATTGTTTTGGTAGTTTAGGCTTTGGCGCCAATGCCTGTGCGGCAAAGCTAAGGCCAGTTCCAACTACTGTTGTAACAATAGCAACTATTGTTGGGTCGCATACCACATGCGGTACATGGTCATATGCTGCATCGCGTTTAGGGCGATGATTAGCTACCTCGTTTGCGTACCAGTTATATTCTTCAATCGTCAGCCCTAAAGTATCAATTAGTTGCTTTTCCCATGGCAATATCGCGCTTCGTATTTGACGGCTGGTGACCATATCACCCGGTTGGTTTGTGCGCTGCAATGGAGCCACCCCGTGTCGTAGAAAACAGCTAGTCCAAAACTGTCAACAGCTTGCACTAACGCAATAATACCAGTTTCGGCTGGTGTTCCCCATAAGTCTAATTGCTCCTTGAATATAGAGGTATCACCTGCATGTAAACGCCGATACCAACTGCGGGCTGGTACTGGTGCTTCAATCCCATACCATCCCAATACCCACCGACATAAATTAATGCAATCTGTAGCGCCATGCCGTGCTGGTTCAGCGCCTAAGCGGTATGGCAAGCCAATGAGATCAGCCGGACCTGATAGCACCCGTACTGGGCAATGCTCCGACCATTTCGTGGGTGATTCTGGCATTTGGCGCTTGCGCACCAAGCGCATCAAGGGCATTGCTAAGTTGGAGTTCAACGGCTTGTGTGTTATATCCAAGCCCTGTGGCAATCCAGAATTCATGGCCTAACCG